GGTTCCGCTATCGGTGAGCTATGGGGCCGTCCGCCGCATTGATCTCACCTGATAATTATATCAGCTATATGCTAGCCTCTAACCCCTCTGCCCACCCCAGGGTGCAGGCCCCCTGCCCCATACCAAGTTTCAAAGGGAGGCGAACTGCTCCGCCCAGTTGAGACCCGCCGGGACGTGAATCGGACGTATGTTCTGTGTACAACCTGTGGATGAAGACCCTCGGGACGTGTGGGCAGGGATCGTTCATGTGTTCGATTACCCGCCGGTAACCCGGTCCCACGAAGGTACCTCGCACCTCTCTCGCTGGGACGTTTTTTGCGGCAGACCTCATGGGGTGCCTGGGACTTGATCTACCAGGACTTATAGGTGCGTCCGGGACGGTCCCAGGACGCCCGGGTTGTTCGACGTCCCAGCGTCCCCCCCCTATAGGGGGACGCTGTCGGGACCTTGGACCTACGAGATCTTGAACTTGTTGCTTCCGGCGTCGACGATGTGGCCTCGCTCCACGAGGAGATCGAACGCCGCACGCTTGATCTCCGCCCTCGCTCCGGCCGTGCTGTCGACCACCGACGTCTTCGTGAAGGCGGAGCGCCGCTTCTTCGCGACACGCAGCATCTCGACCGCCATCTCTGCCACCTGTTCGTCGCGCTGCTCCTGCGCCGTCCGGTCTTCGTCCACTCCAACAGGGAAGGTTCTGACGATCATGTCGTCGGGGCCGCTGGGACTGAACACCATCTCCGCCGACACCTGCCCCCGGATGTGCGCCGTATTGCGGTCCTTGGCGCACGTCAGGCGCAACTTGCCGCCCTTGCCTTTGGTCAGCGGTTGCAGCGCCTCGACGAGGAACGACGAACCGCCCATCTGTGCCCGCTTCCGGGCCGACCCCTTGGCATACAGCGGATTCTCCATCGCCTTGGTCACGTGATCGACGATCACGATGCACGCACCGGTATCGGCCAGCACTCGACCGACCTTGCGCAGCCACGGCGTGACCTCGGCGTCGTTGTTCTCGTTGATCCCGTCCAAGCCGAACGCCTCGCCCAGGCTGTCGATCACCACCAGGGTGGCGTTCGTAGCCATGACCAGGCGCTTCAGCCCGGCGATCTCGTCCGGCGACGTCGGGTCGGTGGGCCGCACGTAGCTGACGTGCTCGATGATTTCGTCTCTCGTCAGCCCGAGTGTCCGCAGGCGACTGGCGATCGACTTCGGCGTGTCCTCCAGGTCCACGTAGATGGCGTGCCCACCGTCCCTGACGACTTCGAGCACCGCTGCCAGGACGACCCACCCCTTGCCCAGGCCGGATTCACCGTGGATGCCGTTGAGCACGCCGGGATAGAACATCGCCACGCCGTCGGTCCGGCGCAGCACCGTCGGCAGGACGTCCGTATGTGTGCCATCGAGGTACTCGGTCAGATCCACGGGCTTGAACCATGACCCGGCGAAGTCGTCTTCGCTACTGTCGGCCTCAGCCTCCGCCGTTGAACCGGTCACTCGCGCAGGCGGCGGAGGCATCATCGTCAGCCTGACGTGGCCCCCGAACGCTGCCCTGTCTCCGGCGAACTCGTAGGCGGCGATGAAGTCGTAGAGGCTGATCGAGATCCCGCCGTCGGACTGCTGGCTGCCCAGCGCACGCAGCGCGTCGGGCACCTCGCCCGTCCAGATCGCCAGCCTGCCGTCGTCGTGCAACTCGGCGCTGTGCCCGTCTCGTGGGTTCTTCCCCGGTCGGCACCAGTAGCCGTTGCGCATCGCCGTCCACCCGTGGCGCTGCAGGTACTCGTCCCAGGCCAGGTTGGCCCGCACCCAGTCTCCGGGTGTGTCCGGCAGCAGCGTCGACGGATGGCGGCTCTGTGACGCTGCTGGGGGCGGATCAGACGCTGTCAGCGCCTCGATCACCCAGGGTTGGTGCTCGGCGGTCACGACTCGAACCCCGAGTCGCCTGCCTCGTACTGGGTGATCTCACCCGTACTGCGGTCGAGGATCACCGACGGCGGGAGGAGCACGTAGCCCCCTTCGCCACGGATGTCGATGCCCGGCATCCAGTTCGTCGCGCAGCGCACCTCGGCATCCCCGGCCGTCCCGAACACGTGCAGCCCGCCCGTCGGCGTGGCATGGATCGAGTAGCCGTAGTACGGGTCCGTTCCGTGCATCTGGCAGGCCCGCTCCCACGAGTCGATCCCGTTGTGCTCGCCCTTGACATCCAGGTCGAGGACCACGATGTTCGATCCGTTGGGTTGTTTGCCGGTGGCCAGGGCGAGGTTGAACAGCCGGTTGCCACCGAACCACGCCTTGACCGTCTGCGGATCGTGGGAGGCGTCGTGGAAGCCGTTCGTCGTGGCTGGCAGCTTCGTGCCGTAGCGGCAGGGGAACACCCGGTATCCCCGCTGGGCCAGCTTGATCGCTGTGTCGTAGACGCCGAGCAGCCGGTCATTGTTGGCTGCGTCTGTTCCGGGCGCATTATGGTCATTCATGACGTGTCCTTCCGAGGGATACGAGTCACCGGACCAGGGTCTAGGGGCGGATGACTTCCAGGGGGTCGGTGGCGTGAACCACCGGCCCCCTTGCTATTGGTGGGTGCGTGCGACGCTACTCCGTGTGGTGGGTGCCGTCGACCCCTTGACAACTCGACTATGCCTACATATAGTAGCTATATGAGTAACATCCGTCAACGGCCCGCTCCGCGCCGGAAGGACCCCCGAGAGCAGTTGGTGCAGGTCAACGTCAAGGTGCCGCACTGGTTCCGCGAGCAGATGTACGACTACTGCGACGAGACGGGCAAGTCGTTCAACTCGCTGGTCATCGGTGCGATCCTGACCAAGGTCAGCCCGCGCAAGCCGCCCGGTCTGACGCCGTGGCCCCCGGACAAGTACCGGTGGAACTACAAGACGCCGCTGAGCGAGATCGACGACGAGGCCGAGGGATGATCGTCGTCGGCGTGGACCCAGGCATCACCGGTGCGTTGGCCTGCATCCGCAGCGGCATCCTCTCCGCTGTCGAACCGATGCCGGTGCACAGCGGACGGGCCGACGGCCTCGGCATCGACGAGTTGCTCGCTGAGTGGGAGCCGGATGCGGTGTACATCGAAGACACCCAGCCGATGCCACGCAACGGCTCGATCGCCAGCTTCAGCCTCGGGATGAACACCGGCATCGTCGTCGGAGCGGTGACGGCCAATCGCTTCAAGCTGGTGCGCGTCAAGCCGCAGGCGTGGAAGAAGAAGATGGGCCTGATCGGCAAGGACAAGACCGCCTCGCGGGGGATGGCCCGCGAACTCTTCCCTCAGTTCGCTGAGCGCTTCAAACTGGTCAAGCACGACGGCCTCGCGGAAGCAGCCCTCATCGCCAGGTTCGGTGTGTTCAACGAGATGGCCAGCCACTACGAGGGGGAGCCAGCATGAGCTACTGCCGGATGGGATGGGATGGCTCCGACCTGTACATGTTCGAGAACACCGCCGGACACATCGAGTGCTCCGGCTGTCGGTTCGACGATCCGTGGATCGTCCAGCTGAACTCGGTCAACGAGGCGGTCGACCACGTGGCCAAGCATCGTGCTGCCGGACATCACGTTCCCGAAGGACTCGAAGACGACATCCGCTACGAGAACCCGTGGGACGAGGTGACGCGATGAGCGACCCCAACCCCGAGGGCTGCAAGCAGGTCTGGACCCACGACATGAGGTACATCGGTCAGGGCTACTGGCGCTGCGCCGACTGTGGCTGGGAGCCGCCCGAAATCGACAAGGTCGACCACAGCCACAGGATCGATCCATGACCGTGGAGATCTGGCGACAGTGCTTCCGTCAGTACATCGACCGAGGCACCGGCAGTGAGCGGACGATGGCCCGCCTGCTGTGGGAGATCAGCATGATCGACGAGGCGGCGATCGTCGCGGTGTTCGACCGCTACGCCAGCGACATCTTGGAGGCGTCGTGATCTACGGACAGCTGAACATCGTCGACAGCATGGTTCGCAACCTGTACGGCGAAGCGCTGAAGGAGAACATGCGCCTCACCGACGGCGTGCTCACCCGCTACTTCAAGGAAGTCGTCGCCAACATGCCGCCACCACCCGACCCCTTCTGGAAGGAGTGGCAGATCTGATGGACCTGGACGATTTCGCAGACGAGCACGAGAACAGGGGTGACTACCGTCGGGCCAATGGCGCACCGATGGTCAGCGACCCGGCAGACCCGACCAAATGGCTGCGCTACTCGCGACCGTCCGGCTACGCCAAGGTGCTCGACAACAGCTTCGCCCTCAATGACTGGAAGATCAACAAGGCCATGCTCGGTGTCGCCGGTAGCTCGGCCATGCAGGCGCAGCTGCGCTCACTGAGGGACGACGACAAGGAGGGGTTCAAGGAACTGCGGGAGAAGGCGCTGGACAAAGGCCAGGCCAACGAGGCGGCCGACATGGGCACGGCGCTGCACGCCATGACCGCACGGATCGAGAACCCCAACGACAGCTTCGATCCGCCCGACGAGTACGTCGCTGATCTCGACGCCTACACCGACAGCCTGTGCCTCTACGGCCTGGTGTCGGAGCACATCGAGGTGCACATGTGCAACGACAGCTTCCGGGCTGCGGGCACGGCGGACCGGCTGTACCGCACGTGCAAGGCGCTGACAGCGCCCGACGGCACGATCATCCCGGCAGGAGAACTCGTCCTCGGGGACCTGAAGACCGGACAGAAGCTGGACTTCTCCCTGCCGGGTTACTGCGTGCAGATGGCGATCTACGCCGACGGTGTGTTCTACGACGTCGAGACCAACCTGCGGATGCCGACGCCAGCAATGAACCGCCACTGGACGATCCTCGTGCACCTGCCGGTCGGCAAGGCCAAGTGTCGGATGATCTGGTGCTCGATCGACGTCGGACTGAAGGGCGCGCTGCTGTGCTACGAGGTGAAGGACTGGGACCGGCGGTGGAAGCGGGGCGCAGACCTGGGCTACGACGAGCACGTCATCGAGATCCCCAACGAGGTGGTCGCCCACCCGCTGTCGCCGGTCGTGAAGGCGTTCGAGGAGCCGGACATGATGCCGATGCCCGCCGTCTTCGACCAGATGCACGACTGGGCCAAGCAGCGCATCGCTGCCATGAAGGACTACCCCAAGGCCCGTGAGATGCTGATGCAGCGCTGGCCTGACGACCTGCCGAGTCCGAAGCAGGTCAAGACCGACGACCAACTGACCACGCTGCTCAACCTGCTCGACATGGTTGAGAAGCAACATTCGCTGCCGTTCGTTCCCTCGGGACTGGCGAACGGCAAGCGCAAGAGCGAGTTGCCGCTGGGCAACACGCATCACCACACCAAGGGAGCACAGGAAGCATGAGCAACAACGAAGCGACCGATTTCCTCTTCGGAGGCAGCGGCAAGGCTGCCAAGTTCGAGGAAGTCGGGGACACGGTGGAGGGCTTCATCGTCAGCCACAAGAAGACTCAGCAGACCCACATGGAGACCCAGGAGCCGCTGACGTGGCCCGACGGTTCCCCCCGGTGGCAGCTGGAAGTCACCCTGCAGACCGAAGACCAGTCCGAGGACGACGATGGGCTGCGGCGCATCTTCGCCAAGGGCGGGCGCTACGAGGTCGACCAGGGCACCGGCACGTCGATGAAGGACGCCATCGCTGACGCCGTCAAGAAGTCGGGGGCCAAGACCTTCGACGAAGGCGGCTGGCTGAAGATCGGCTACTCCGGCATCGGCAAGAAGACGAACCGGGGGTTCTCGGCACCGAAGCTGTTCCGGGCGCAGTACAAGGCCCCGACCAACAGCATCGCCGCCAAGGACCTGTGGGACGAGAACGACTGAGATGGTCGAGATCAGGCGGATCAAACCGATGGTCCGCCTGGCCATCCCGACCAAGCCGTTCGTCCCACCGAAGAACCCCAAGCCGCAGCGACGGCTGAAGGACTATCCGCCTCCGACGCCACAGCCGACGCCCTGTCGGCTGTGGCAGGGGGCGGTCGACAAGTACGGGTACGGCAAGAAGAAGGTCAAGTACACGACCAGCGGGCCGTGGGAGTCGGACAAGATTCACCGCTGGGTGCTCAACCAGATCCGCGACGTGCGCCTGCGCCCGGACCAGGTGGTGCTGCACCTGTGCGACCAGCCGCTGTGCTATCGGGTCAGCCACCTGCGCGTCGGCACGATCGCAGACAACAACGCCGACATGCTCGCCAAGGGCCGGGCGTCCAAGCCGCCGGTCAACGTCCTGCACGGCGAGAAGCACGGGATGTCCAAGCTGACCAAGGCGGCAGTGGAAGTGTTGTGGGAGATGCACGAACTCGGGGCGTCGCAGGTCGAGATCGGCCGAGCCCTGGGTGTCAGCCGCACGACCGTGCGACGGGTCCTGCGTGGCCTGAGTTGGAGGGAAGATGTTGATTCAGCTGACGATGTTCCCGGACCTGGCACCCGAGGAGGAGGTGATCCTGGGCAAGATGCCGAAGCCGAAGGCGACGAAGCATGATCCAGCGATCCCCGATTGCCGGTGCTACACCTGTCTGAAGCGCGCCGCAACGTAGAGTTCGCACGTGCAAGTCCTGCTCAACGACTTCCGCGTCCAGCGGGTGCTCGAATGGCTGTGCACTCCACCCGGAGATCGAAGCCCCTCGACGCAGAATGAGTTGGCCGAAGAGATCGGCAAGACGGGTTCGTGGATCAGCGCACTGAAGAACGACGGGACGTTCCTGCGCCTGTGGGAGGACCGCTACCGCAAGGTGGTCGGCAACCCCGGCAAGGTGCAGGAGGTGCTGGCTGCCCTGCAGGAGACGGCAGCGGACCGAACCGATCCCCGCCAGGTGCAGGCAGCGCGTGCCTTCCTCGAAGCGCTCGACGTGATGAAGCCGAAGCGGGTGGATGTCACGGTGACGTCGACTGCGGCCAAGGCCCTCACCGATGAACAGCTGACGGAGATGATCGCGGCGCGTGCCGCTCAGGAGTTGCTCGATCGTCAGGAGGTCTGATGCCGTTCAACGGATACCAGCCGGGGACGACGAGCCCGTCGGCACGGCGTGCTGACTTCGATCTGCGACGGCGCGCCGATGAGGTGTACATCGGAGACACCGCTCCGATCGGATCGAACTACGAACTGTGGTTCAACACCACTGACCAAATCCTGTACGTCTGGTGGTCCGACGAGTGGGTGCCTCTCAGCGTCGGCACCCCAGGACCCGAAGGCCCACCAGGACCAGCTGGCCCGCCAGGCACCGGAGGCGGAGGCACCGGCACCGACGAAGTGTGGATCGGACCCGACGACCCGATCGCCGCCCACCCGACGATCGAACTGTGGGTCGACAGCGACGACAACAGCGGCGGCAGTGGTGGCGGTGGGGTCGGCACGCTCAGCTACGTCCACATCCAACCCACCGTGTCCGCCATCTGGATGGTCGAGCATCACCTTGGCTGGTTCCCCAACGTCACCGTCATCGATTCGGCCGGTTCGACCGTCGAAGGCGACGTCGCCCACATCGACAATGCGACGATGACCATCTCGTTCAGCGGTGCCTTCACCGGCCACGCGTACCTCAGCTAGGAGTACCAGTGGCCCGCAGCTTCCTCACGGCGATCAACCTCAACAAGAACGAGTTGCAGAACGCCGCTGTCCAGAACCTCGGCACCGCACCCTCGGCCCCCGTCAAAGGTCAGCTGTACTTCGACTCGACCGGCAACGTCATGTACTGGTGGAGCGGCACCGCGTGGATTGCAGCGATGGACGCCGGTGGCTCCGGGTTCCCCGGCTACGCGCCCGGCGGTTCGACGGTCGGTGAGACGACGTTCGGTCAGATCAAGGCGGAGGGCACGGCCACCACCGTGGCGAGGGCTGACCACACCCACGGCACGCCGGTCCACAACGATGCGGCGCACTCGGCCATCCATCTCAGCGCTCTGGCCGCGCCACTCACGACTGTCGAGATGGACGGCTGGCGCTTGGTGAACCTGGGCGAACCCGTCAACTCCAGCGATTCTGCGACCAAGTTCTACGTCGATGCGATGGTTGCTGGCTTGTCGTGGAAGCAGCCGGTGCGCGTCGCTACGACAGCGAACCTCGCTGCGCTCTCTGGCCTGCTGACCATCGACGGCGTGACTGTGGCGGTCAACGATCGCATCTTGGTCAAGGATCAGACGGCGCAGAGCGCCAACGGCGTGTACATGGCCGGAACCGGGCTGTGGGGCCGGTCCCCCGACACCAATACTGCGGCCGAGTTGTTGAACTGCGCTGTGTTGGTGTCCGAGGGCACCGTCAACGCCGACACCGGCTGGGTCGGCACGGCCAATGCGCCGATCACGCTCGGTACCACGGCGCTGCCGTTCGTCCAGTTCTCCGGTAGCGGCTCTGTTGTCGCTGGCGCAGGTATGACGCAGAGCGGCAGCATCCTCAACGTCATCGCCGGGGACGCGACACTGACTGTTGCCGCCGACTCGATCGTTCGTGCTCCGCTGACCGGTGACGTCACCACGGCGATCAACGCAGCGACGATCGCTGCCAACGTGGTCGACAACACCAAGTTGGCCGACATGCCCGGCCTGCGGATCAAAGGCAACAGCGGTGGCACGGCTGGCGATCCGCAAGACCTGACCACTACGCAGGTCAAAGGGATGCTCGGGGTTGCCGGGAAGGCGGTAGCAGGAAGCACGGCCGGGACGTCCACCGTCGCCGCTCACGGCCTCAACAGTCAGAGTTTGGTCGTCAGCGTCTTCCGCGCCGCAGCGCCGTATGACGAGGTTGACTGCGACATCGAGCACACCGACAACAACAACGTGACGGTGCGCTTCGCCACGGCCGTCGCCGCCAACGAGTACTGGATCGTGATGGTCGGATGAGTCGCTCGTTCCTCACCCCAATCCTGCTGCCCGCCGACCCGACAACGGCGATGATGGCCGCGACCAAGCAGTACGTCGACTCGAAGGCGGGCGGCGGCAGCGTCGACGAAGTGTCGATCAGCGCCACCGATCCCGGCGCCACCTATGAACTGTGGGTCGACACCTCGACTGCCGATCTGACCGATCCGAACGTCGCCCGGTGGAACAGCGCGTGGGGGGTTGTTGGTGTCGGCACGTTCACGTTCCCCGACAACTCAGCACTGACTGTCGGCGCCGCGCTGACCAACCCGCTGACCGTGACGGTCGTTGCCGGGCGTCGCTACCGCTTCTCGTTCGTGATGCGAGCGATCAACGCCACACCCAATGTGTCGGGCCACATCACCCTGTACACGGACGGGGTTGGTGGCGCCGAGCGGTGGTTCCAGGTGATCGGGTCGAACGGCTAC